GCTGACGCGCTCGCCAACGACTACGACGTCGCCGACTCGGTCGGTTGACGGGAGGAGGCCGGATGCTCTCGCGCGTGACTGACGTCATCGACCTGGTCGCCCTGCTGCTGCTCGTGCTCGCCGGCGCGCTGTTCGTCGCCGACCTCGTCGGCGCGCCGGCCGGGCTGGCGACTGGCGGCGTCGGGCTGCTCGGCGTGTCGTGGATCGTCGAGCGGAAGGCGCGGCCGTGAGCCTTTTCTTCAACCGTACGGCGGGCCTGAGCGCCGAGCAGATCATGTCGCAGCGCACGGGCGCGCGCGGCGGCCGCAACGTGCGCGTGTCCCGTGAGCAGGCGCTCCGGATCTCGACCGTGTGGGCGTGCCTGCGGCTGCGGGCCGACCTCGAGTCGACGATGCCGATCGACGTCTTCCGGCGCATCAACGGCGTGCAGGTCGAGCAGGTGAAGCCGCCCGTCCTCGTCACCCCGGGCGGCTCCGAGGTGTCGATCGTCGAGCACCTCTACTCGAGCCGGATCGACCTCGACTCGGTCGGGAACGCGGTCGGCATCATCCACGCTCGCGACGGCGGCGGCCGCCCGTCGGTCATTCAGCTCGCCGACACCGACCGCGTCCAGCTGCGGCAGGCGAAGTCGGGCGAGCGGACGTGGAAGATCGACGGTAAGACGTACACGCCCGACCAGGTGTGGCATGAGCGGCAGTACACGGCGAGCGGTTGCCCGCTCGGGCTGTCCCCGATCGCGTACGCGGCGAGGACGCTCGACAACAGCCTGTCGGCGATGGACTTCGCGAGCGAGTGGTTCGGCAACAACGCAACCCCCGGCACGCACCTGCGGAACAAGGCGAAGAAGCTGAACCCGCGCGAGTCCGACATCGTCGCCGAGCGATACCGGTCGAAGGTCCGCAACGGCGACGTGTTCGTCACCGGCTCCGATTGGGAGCTCAACCTCATGAGCGCGAAGGCGTCCGAGTCCGCGTTCCTCGACCAGCAGGGCGCGACCCACCTCGACGTCTGCCGGTTCCTGGGCGTGCCCGGCGACATGGTCGACGTGTCCGCGAACGGCTCGTCGATCACCTACGCGAACATCACGCAGCGGAACCTGCAGCTGCTCATCATCAACCTCGGCCCGGCGCTCGCCCGCCGCGAGGACCACTACTCGCGCGTGCTGCTGCCCGCGCCGCGCTACATGAAGTTCAACCCGGCGGCGCTGCTGCGGATGGATCTCGCCGGCCGTTACGCCGCCTACAAGATCGGCGTCGACGGCCGCTGGCTGCCGCCGTCGCGTGTCCTCGACCTCGAGAACATGCCGCCGCTCACCCCCGACGAGGAGGCCGAGTTCGCTCGGCTGTTCACGAGCAAGGCACCGACGCCCACCATGCCGAACGGAGAGACACCATGAGCGCACTCGAGCGCATCTTCGAGGCTGCCGCCGAGGCGCGGTCGGCGGCCGTCCGACAGGCCACCGACCGGCCGTCACAGCGACGCTGGGCCGAGGAGCCGGGCACGCTGCCGCTCGTGCGCGCGACCGGAACGCTGACGCTGCGCGCCGCCGACACCGAGGGCGACGGGCTGCACTTCGACGGCTTCGCCTCGGTCTACTCGCGCGGCTACGAAATGTGGGACTACTTCGGCCCCTACACCGAGCAGGTGTCGAGCGGCGCCGGCGCGAAGTCGCTCGCCCGCGAGGATCTCGACGTGCCGTTCGTCCTGGCGCACGACAGCCTGCGCCGGATCGCGCGCACCACGAACGGGACGCTGACGCTGGCCGAGAAGACGGTCGACGGCGTCGAGGGCCTGCACGTCGACGCGCCGAACCTCGACGCCCGCGACGCCGATGTCGCCTACATCGCGCCAAAGCTGCGCTCGGGTCTCATCGACGAGATGTCGTTCCGGTTCCGGATCAACGCCGGCACCTGGTCGCCGGACTGGACCGAGTACCACATCGACGAGTACGACATCCACCGCGGCGACGTCGCCATCGTCGGCTACGGCGCGAACCCGCACACGCAGGGCTCGGGCCTGCGCTCGATGTCCCTCACCGACATGACCGAGGCCGACCTGCGCGCGCTCGAGAACCAGCTGCACGCCGAGCGGAAGCGCCGGCACCCCGACGAGGTTACGGCCCGATCGGGCGTCTCGCTCGCGTCGCTCGACCTCGCCCTCGCGCTGCTCGACTGAGCCAGCGCGACCACACACCCCGACGGCCCGCCTGGGTCGCCGGTCAACCCCGCACGTTCGCGTAGGGATCTCGCTCGCGCCACGGCCCGACCGACCGATCACCGCCCGTCCCGAGGGAAGCCAGCACACCAACACCGAACCCCCGCAAGGGGAGAAGGGAGCACGGTCGTGAACATCGACCAGCTCATCGCCTCGGTCCGGGCCGCGATGGCTCCGAAGCTCGAGGCGCGCAAGGCCAAGAAGACCGAGCTCGAGGGCATCCGCAGCGCGTGCGCCACGGAGAACCGCGAGCCCAACGAGACCGAGGCCGCCACCATCACGGCCCGGCTCGAGGAGATCCGTGGGCTCGACGCAGAGCTCGCCGCGCAGTCGCAGCGGATCACCGAGCTCGAGGACGAGAAGCGGCGCGACGAGGCCGCCGACGCCCTCGCCCGCGAGGTGCACCCGACCGGCGCCGGCACGACCGCCGCCCCGGCCGACCGCGCCGGCGGCACCGTCGCCCGCATCGGCCAGGAGCCGCGCACGTTCCGGGCCGACAACGACCCGAAGGGCGTCCGGTTCCTCTCGCAGGTCGCCTCGATGGCGCTCTCCGGTCGCATGACCGACGAGCTCGCGCGGCACATGCAGGAGGAGTCCGTCGAGCGCGGCCAGCAGTTCGACCGCGCCGCCGGTACGGGCGCCTTCACGGGCCTGGTCGTCCCGCAGTACCTCACCGACATGGTGGCGCCGCTCGCGCGGGCCGGCCGTCCGTTCGCGGACGCCTGCCGTCACCACGACATGCCCGAGCAGGGCATGACGGTGAACATCGGCCGCGTCACCACGGGGACGCTCGTCGACGACCAGTCGGCTGAGAATGCGGCGGTGTCCGAGCAGGACATCGACGACACGCTGCTCACGCTGAACGTGTCGACGAACGCCGGGCAGCAGACGCTGTCGCGGCAGGCGGTCGAGCGCGGCCAGGGCGTCGAGGACACCACCCTCGAGGACCTGTACCGGGCCTACGCCGTCAGCCTCGACACGAAGCTGCTCAACAAGGCGACGATCGGTCTCACGAACGTGGCGACGGCGATCACCTACACGTCGGCGAGCCCGACCCCGGCCGAGTTCTACCCGAAGACGCTCGCCGGCCCCGCGGCCGTCGAGGCGGCCCTGCTCGACCAGGCCGCCGGCGACGTCATCGCGGTGATGCACTCGCGTCGGTGGTACTGGCTGCAGGCGGGCCTGTCCTCGACGTGGCCGCTGTTCGGGCAGCCGGGCACCGCCCCGCAGCTCGCCGGCGTCAACTTCGGCGAGAAGTACGGCTCGGGCTTCCGGGGCGTGCTGCCGAACGGGACGCCGGTCATCGTCGACAACAACATCGCGACGAACCTCGGCGCGGGCACCAACCAGGACGAGGTCTACTTCGTCAGCCAGTCGGAGTCCCACCTCTGGGAGGACCCGAACGCGCCGATGCTCATCCGCGCGGAGCAGGCCAAGGCCGCGAACCTCGGCATCCTGCTGGTCGTGTACGGCTACTACGCCTTCACGGCGGCGCGTCGCCCGCACGTCCAGAAGATCAGCGGGACGGGTCTCGTCACCCCGACGTTCTGATCGTCACGGGCGGTCACGCCGCGCTCGTCGCGGCGTGACCGCTCACCCTCGCAACACCCTCACGACACACGAAAGAGAGACAGATCATGGCCGAGGCCAAGCAGAAGCCGCAGCTCTCCAAGGCGCAGCAGGAGGACGCCGCTCGCCAGCGCGAGGACTACGTGCGTGCCCTCAAAGCCGAGCTCGATGGCTACGAGCGCGCAGGCAACGAGGCCCGCGCGAAGGACGTGAAGGCCGAGCTCGCCCGCGTCCAGAAGCCCGCCGGCCGCAGCGCCGGCGGCGACCAGCAGACGGCGTGACGTCATGACGGCCGCCGTCCACGTCAGCGAGGCTCGGGAGCACCTCGGGTCGCCGTCGACGGCGGCCGTCTCCGACGCTCGCCTCGAGACGTTCATCGCCCGAGCCGAGTCCGCCATCGCGCGCCGCACCGGGCCGCTCGTCGCCGAGGCGAAGACCGCCCGAGTCCGCACCGGTTCGGAAGGTCTCGCCCTGCCCGACTTCCCCGTCCTGTCGCTCACTAGCGTGACGCTCGTCGGCGGCAGCGCCGTGCCCGTCGCCGACCTGTTCGTCTCCCCCGGCGGGGTCGTGCAGTGGTCGCTCGGCGTCATGGGGACCTACTTCCCGCGCGGCGTCTACGACGTCGCCTGGCAGGCCGGCTGGGGCGCCACCCCCGACGACGTGCCCGCAGATCTCAAGCTCGCCGTCCTCGAGCTCGTGAGGCACTTCTGGGAGACACAGCGCGGCGAGAGCCGCACCCGCGGCCAGGCCGAGGAGCGCGGCCCTGGGTTCACCTTCCCGAACCGCGTCGAGGAGCTCCTCGAGCCGTTCGTCATGGAGCTGTGACGCGATGGCCGAGACACGTCTGCATGACGTCATCGACGCGCTCGTCGCGCAGGCTCCCGGCGCTGCCGGCTGGCCGGACGGCGCCGAGGTCTTCGACGGCTACCCGCTCGAGCAGCTCCCCGTGACCCTCGACTTCCTCGCGGTCGGCATCGACGACCCGGGCGACCCCGACCGCGCCGTCAGCGCCGAGTCGACGCAGACCTTCGCGCACGCCGCCGGCCGGGCCCGCGACGAGGCCGGCCAGGTGCAGTGCGCGATCTCGACAGTCGACGGCGGCGGCGACGCGAAGGTCGCACGCGACCGGGCCGTCCAGATCCTCAGCGTCGTCGCTGCGCTGGCCCGCGCCGGCGCGACCCCGTTCGACCTGCCAGGCATCCGCGCCGCCGGGATCACCGACGTGCGGATCAACCAGAACCAGACCCCCGACGGCGCCGAGTGCCTGCTCGTGTTCGCCCTGACCTACACCGCTCGGATCTGAGAAGGGATCACACCGTCATGCGTCTGCGCAACATCAACCCGCTCGGCGCCGTAGACCTGCCGCTCATCCGCCGCGAGGGCGAGCCCTTCGGCGAGCACGGCGTCGGCTGCCTCGAGCCCGGCGAGGTCTTCGAGGTCGACGACGAGATCGGCACCGCCCTGCTCGAGCAGGTCGGGAACTACGAACTCGCCGACAAGCCGGCCCCGAAGCCGAGGACCGCCCGCAAGCGGACCACCAAGAAGAAGGCCGACGCGCCCGCCAAGGCCGACACCTCGACGCCGGCGGACGCCGGCGACGACGAGCCCGGGAAGGGTGAGGAGCAGTGACCACAACGCAGGATTGCAGCGTCGGGATCGGCGTCGAGTCGACGTTCGGGACGAAGGTCGTCCCGACGCGATGGTACGAGTTCGTCTCCGAGACGCTCGACTTCCGGAAGAACGTCGTCCAGGGCAAGGGCCTGCGCGTGAGCAGCCGCGTCGCGCGGTCGGCCCGCCGCGTCGTCACCACCTCGGACGCCGGCGGCGACGTCGTCGTCGAGGTGGCATCGAAGGGCCTCGGTCTGCTGTGGCAGGCGTGCCTCGGGGCCGGCTCCTCGACGCTCGTGTCGGGCACGACCTACCAGCAGGTCTTCACCCTCGGCGACACTCCGTCGTCGCTGTCGGTGCAGAAGGGCATCCCGACGGCCGGCGGCACCGTCGACGTCTTCGACTTCGTCGGTGCGATGGTCGACAGCTGGGAGTTCACGTTCGGCAACGCCGACGTGCCCACGCTGCGCGCGACGCTCGACTGCAAGGACGTCACGGCCGGCGGCGCCTACACCGCGCCGTCCTACGCATCCGGGGCGAACCTGTTCAGCTTCGCCGGCGCGACCCTGTCGACGGGCACGCTCACCGCGCCGACGACGACCACGCTCGGCTCGGCGCTGACCCCGGTCGCGAACGTCCGCGGCGGCTCGATCCAGTGCGCGAACAACCTGCGCGGCGACCGGTACAACATCGGCGGCGGCGGCAAGAAGGCACAGCAGCTCGTCGGGCTCCGCGAGATCACCGGCAAGATGGACGTCGAGTTCACCGACACCACGATGCGCGCCGCGGTCCTGGCCGACACCCCGATGTCGCTCGTCCTGACCTACACGGGCGCCGCGCTGTCGACCGGGAACGAGACGCTGCAGGTCATCGTCCCCGAGATCAAGTTCGACGGCGAGCTGCCCAAGAGCAACGGCGGCGACCTGCCCGTGCAGTCGATGTCGTTCACCGGGCTCGACAACCTGACGGCCGCGCAGCCGATCTGGGTCGTCACCCGCACCGCCGACGCCGCGCTCTGACGCGCTCGAGGAGGGCTTGTGGACCACGTCAAGGTCTCGGTCGACCCTGCGAGCCTGCGGGCCCTCCTCGGCAAGTCGAGCCAGTTCGACAAGACGCAGAAGGTGGCACTTCGCAAGCGGCTCCGCGAGGCCGGGCAGGACGCCCGTGCGGCCGTCCAGGCGGCCGCACGGCAGCCGGGCGTCTCCAAGTCCCCGCACCCACGCCACACGGGCCTACGGGCCCGTATCGCGTCCGGCACGCGCGTGTCTGTCCTGGCCGGTCGCCGAGCCGGCGTGCAGGTCGTCACGCGGGCGCAGTTGTCGCAGGCGTGGGAGGCCCGGCGCGGCTGGCGGCACCCCGTCCTCGGCAACCGCGACACCTGGGTGCGCCAGGTCGGCCACCCCGGCTACTTCTCCGCGACCATCTTCGCCCGTCGCCGCCGGGTTCGGCAGTCGATCGAGCAGGCGATGCGTGAGGCGATCCGCAGCATGGAAGGTTCCCCGTGAAGATCATCATCGACGGCACCGTCTACGACGGCCAGACCATCGACGCCCTGTCAATCCGGCACGCGCTCGCGTTCAACCGCGAGTGCGCCGCGAACGGCTTCCCCACCCGCGAGGCGCCGTGGACGTGGCAGGACGTCGAGCGCATCCGCGAGGAGATCGCGATCCTGCCGAAGGACGAGCGGGAGCGGCACCCCGAGGCGCTGCTACTGACGGCGGTTTCGGTCTGGGCGTCGCGCATCGTCGCCGGCGAGACCGTGTCGTTCGACGAGGCGATCTCAACCCCGCTCGAGCGGATGCATTTCGTCATCGAGCCCGGCGACCAGCCCGACCCCGAGCAGGACAGGACGGGCGCCGCGGACCCTCGGCGAGCCCGACCGGGTTCCGGTCGGGCAGGCGCGCCGGCGTCACGCTCCAAGAAGCGGACCTCCGCGAAGACATCGAAGCGGCCGTCCATCAGCGATTGACGGTCGTCTGCCACGTCTGGCCGTCGATCTCCCCGTGGAACGTCTGGGATCTGCCGTGGCACGTCTGGGTGATGTTCGCCCGCCAGGCCGACGAGTGGGTGAAGGCCCGAACCGAGGAGGCGTGACGCGTGTCTGACCTGTCGCTCAAGTACCTGCTGCTCGGCGAGGACCGCACGGCCTCGAAGAGCATCAAGGGCGTCGCCGACACCGCCGAGAAGAGCTCGAGCCTCATCGACGGCGCGTCGAAGGCCTGGGCCGCCGGGGCGGCGCTCGCCGGCGCGGCCGTGGTGAAGTTCGGCGCCGACACCGTCGCCGCCGCCTCGGATCAGAACGAGGTCGTCTCGAAGTCGAGCGTCATCTTCGGGAAGAACGCCGACGACATCCTGTCGTGGGCGTCCACGGCCGACAAGAGCATGGGCCTGTCGAAGACGTCCGCGCTCGAGGCCGCCTCGGGCTTCGGCGACATGTTCCTGCAGCTCGGGTTCGCCGGCGACCAGGCGACGGGCATGTCGAAGCAAGTCGTCCAGCTCGCGGCCGACCTGGGCAGCTTCAACAACCTGCCGACGGCCGAGGTCGCCGACATGATGGCGGGCGCGTTCCGCGGCGAGTACGACTCGCTGCAGCGGCTCGTCCCGAACATCAACGCCGCCCGCGTCGAGACGCAGGCGCTCGCGATGACGGGCAAGAAGAACGCGAGCGAGCTCACCGCGCAGGAGAAGGCGGCCGCGACGCTCGCCATCGTCACGAAGGACAGCGCCAGGGCGCAGGGCGATTTCGCACGCACCTCGGGCGGGCTCGCGAACAGTCAGAAGATCCTGCAGGCCGAGTTCGAGAACACGCAGGCGCAGCTCGGGCAGAAGCTCCTGCCGGCGGTCACGGCCGTGACTCACGGCCTCACGTCAGCGATCGGTGTCGTCGGGAACGTCGTCGACGAGGTGTCGTCGCTGCCGGCTCCCGTCCTGGCGGGCGCGGCCGCGATGGCGATCTGGCGCCTGGCTGGCGACCGGATCATCGGCGTGGCCGGCCGGGGCGCCGGCCCTATCAAGGCGTGGGGCGAGTCGTTCCGGCTCGCGGGCCTGTACGCGAAGGACGCCGGCGGCGGCCTGGCCGGTCTCAAGGCCGGGCTCTCGTCGATGACGGGCGGCGTCAAGGTCGGCCAGGCCGCGATGGGTGGCCTCAAGGCTGTTGGGTCCGGGCTGTTCGGGCTCATGGGCGGCCCGTGGGGGATCGCGCTCACCGCGGCGACCGCCGGGCTGACGCTGTGGATGCAGGCGCAGGCTGACGCGAAGGCATACGCCGACGAGCTGACCGCGACCCTCGACAAGCAGACGGGCGCGTTCACCGAGAACAGCCGGTCGTCGATCGTCAAGAAGATCATGGGCGACCTGTCCCCCGAGGACGTCGCCCTCGTCCAGCAGCTCGGCATCAACTTCGGTCAGCTGGCCGATGCCGCCATCGCTGGCGGGCCCGCCTTCGACGACCAGCGTGCGAAGCTCGTCGCGCTCGTGAACGAGCATCAGAAGGGCATCGGCGCGTTCACCGCCGAAGGACGCGCCACTGAGGGTCTGCTGCAGTCGTTCCTCCGGTCGGGTGACGCCGCGAACGGGGCGCGCATCCAGCAGGAGGCACTCGCAAAGGCGGGCGTCAAGACCGGCGACGCCGCCACCGACGCGGCCGGCTCGAGCGACATCTTCGCCGGCGCGATGGACGCCGTCGGGGCGGCCGCAAAGGGCGCCTCGGTCGACATGTCCGAGGTGAACAAGCAGCTCGCCGAGTACTACTCGCGGAACATGGACGCCGCCGACGCCTCGATCGCGTACGAGGCTGCCGTCGACGACGCCGCGAAGGCGCTCAAGGAGAACGGCCGGACGCTCGACATCAACACGGCCAAGGGTCGGGCGAACAAGTCGGCGCTCCTCGACCTGGCGAAGGCCGCCGGCGAGCAGTCTCGGAAGACGCTCGAGGCGGGCGGCAGCATGTCGACCGCGAGCAAGCAGATCGACACTGCCCGAACGAAGTTCATCAAGCTGGCAATGCAGATGAACGGCGGGAACCGCAAGGCGGCCGAGGACATGGCGAACAAGTTCGGCCTCACGAAGGACGCCGTCCGGGCGATGAACGGCGAGATCAACAAGACCCCGCCCGCGAAGAAGACGACCGTCACCGTCCCGACTCAGCCGGCCACGCGCCAGGCGCAGTCGATCCGGGCCGAGATAGCCGCGATCAAGGGCAAGACGGTTCCGATCACGCTGTCGGTAGGCGCCTCGATGTCGTCGGCGGCCCGGTCGCTCATCGCCGGGGTCGGTGGCATCGGCCACCTCGTCGCGCACGCCGGGAACGCGCGAGGGACGGCGTCCTGGCGGGGCGGCCTGACGTGGGTCGGCGAGCAGGGCCCCGAGCTCGTGAAGGTGCCGGGCGGGTCGAGGATCTACGACGCGAACACGTCGCAGGCGATGGCTCGAGGCGGCGGCTCTGGCGGCGGCGACATCAACCTGACCGTGAACCTGCGCTCCCCCGACGGCCGGCTGCTCTGGCAGGAGCTGCTCAAGGTGAAGCGCCAGTCTGGGCCGCTCGGGCTCGAGGGCTGAGAGGAGGCGCGCGGTGGCCGACACCAACCCGGCGCAGGGCCTGCGGTTCGAGGTCGCGTTCTCGACCGACCCTGACGCGACGACGCCGGCGTGGGTCGACCTGTCGTCGCGTGTGCATGTGCCGTCCGGGCTCACGGTCAACCGCGGCCGCGAGAACGAGTTCGACAAGCCGGCCGCGGGGCGGCTGACGCTGTCGGTGGAGAACACCGACGGCGCGTTCACGCCCGACAACGCCTCGAGCCCGTACTACCCGAACGTGCTCCCGCAGAAGCGGTGCCGGCTGACGTACCGCGACGCCTCGACGATCGGCGCCTGCAACCTCGTGCCGTCGACGCTCGCCGACTTCGAGTCGGGCTCGCTGTGGTCGTCGTCGAACGGCTCGACGCCGTCGAGCAGCACCGTCCGCGCCGACCAGGGCACGAGGTCGATGCTCGTCACCTGGCCGACCGGCCTGGCGCTCACGCCCAACGTGCGGACGTTCATCAGCGGTCTGACCATCGGACGCACCTACACGATCCGGGCCCGCGTCTACGTGCCGACCGGCTCCCCGAATGTGCACCTGCGGGCGGCCCTGAGCACGAACAGCTCGACGGGCGGCGCGGACGTGACCGTGAAGGACGCGTGGGCCGACGCTACGCACACGTTCGTCGCCGACGACGTGACGCGATTCATCGCGATCTACACGCGGACCGCGACGACCGCGGGACAGCAGGTCTGGGTCGACTCGGTCATGATGGACGAGGGCCCTGGCCCGCTCGGCACGTTCACCACCGCGGCGCCCGTCGTCCTGCCGCTTTTCGACGGGCACGTCGACGAGTGGCCGGTCGAGTGGCCGGACGGCGGGCAGACGTTCTCGCGGGCCAGCTTGACCGCGCTCGACCTGACGAACCGCATCGGCAACCGGCAGAAGCTGCGCTCGGTCGTCGTCGAGACGCTCGCCCTCGACAGCCCGCTGCTGCACTTCCCGCTCGGCGAGCCGTCCGACGCCACGAGCGTCGCCTCGGTCGCCGGCTCGGGCGGCATCCTGAGCGTCGAGCAGATCGGCACGGGCGGGACGCTCGAGTTCGGCTCGGGCACAGGCGTGCCGACTGACGGCGCATCGTCCCCCGTTTGGACGAGCGCCAGCCTCACGAACGGGAAGTACCTGACCGGCTACGTCGGACCCGTCAACACGGAGACCGGGCGGTGGGCCGGCTCGGGCGTGTCCCTCGTCGCGGCCATCGCGTCGACGAGCACGCTCGGCGAGCCGGTCGTCACCCTGTCGGACCGGAAGGGCAACCGGCTGCAGCTCGGCTACAACCCGGCGCCGGACGGTCGCCCGTTCGCGTCGTTCCACCCGTGGAACGCCGACTTCACCTTCGGCACCGGCAACTCGTCGGTGGTCCGCTCGGGCGCGTCGATGATCGACGGGACGACGCACATCCTCGGCGTGGCGATCACTCCGAACGGTGCGGGGACGAGCGACTTCACCCTCGAGCTGTTCGTCGACGGCGTCTCTGCCGGCACGACGTCGATGCCCGGCTCGTCGATCGGCACGTTCGACACGCTCACGATCGGCGGCCAGCCTGGCGTCTCCGCGTTCTACGCCGGCACGATCTCGCACGTCGCGGTGTGGGGGACGCCGCTCACGGCGGCGCAGTTCCTCGAGCATGCGAAGTCCATGACGACCGGTTTCGCCGGCGAGCGGTCCGACCAGCGCATCGCCCGCGTCTGCACATGGATCGGGCTCCCGACGGCGCGGCAGAACCTCGACGTCGGCAACAGCACGAGCGTCGGCCACATCGACACGACCGGGCTCGACCCGCTGGACTACATGCGCAAGATCGAGACCACCGAGGCCGGGCTGCTGTTCGCCGGCACCGACGGCCGGCTCACGTTCTACAACCGGGCCCGCTCCTACTCGACCGCGAGCCCGACGCTCACGATCCCGGCCGAGCTGCTCGACGAGTCGGCGCGCCTGGCGAAGAACCTGCAGCTCGTGACGAACGACGTCACCGGTTCGAGGCAGGGCGGCGCCACGGTGCGCACGTTCGACCAGGCGTCACTCAACGCCTACGGTCCACTGAGCGAGGACCTCGACCTCGTGACGACGTCCGACGACGACGTCGCGGCTGCGGTCGCCTGGCGCTTCTACACGGGCGTCACACCGCGGACCCGGTTCACGCAGCTGCCGGTCGACGCACTGACCGACGCGACGGTCGGGGCGCTGATCCGCGCCGGCGTCGACCTTGGCGTTCGTGCGCAGATCACGGGCATGCCGTCGCAGGCGCCCGCGAGCTCGCTCTCGCAGACCGTGCAGGGCTACACGCTGACGATCAGCGACACGGCCTGGGACTACGCCATGAACGCGAGCCCGTACTCGCACATGGTCGCGCTCGTCCTCGACGACCCGACCTACGGCGCGCTCGACTCCTACCCGCTCGCCTACTGAACAGGAGCCACTGTGGGCACGATCCCGACACCCGGTACCTTCGCACCCGGCGACACGACCGGCGTCGCGGCCAAGCTCAACACGCTGCGCGACGCGATCAACTTCTGGGCGTCGCCCCCGCGCTGCTACGCCTACGCGACCGCGGCGCAGACGCTGACGACCGGCGTCGACACGGCTCTCAACCTGCCGGCCGAGCTCTACGACGTGGTGCAGTCGGGCGACACCCCGATGCACGACAACGTCACCAACAACACCCGCCTAACGATTCGGACGGCGGGCACGTACGAGGTCGGCGGCGCGATCCGCTTCTCGTCCAACGGGACCGGCGTCCGGATCGCGAGCGTCCGGCTGAACGGGACGACGTGGATCGTCAGGAACCAGCAGTCGCCTCTCGCCAGCTTCTCGACCGACTGTGCGACGCCCGTTGTCCCGTACGTCCTCGCCGTCGGCGACTACATCGAGCTCGTCGGCACCCAGACTTCGGGCGGCAACCTGGCGACCTTTGCCGCGCCCGAGGTGACGTTCCTGCGCGCGAAGCTGGTTGCGTCGTGACGACGGGAGTCGCATGGCTCGACGCGACACTTCTTGGCATCGGCGTGCTGAGCGTCATCTTCTCCGCCGTCTTCGCGGTCGTGCGGACGCTGCGCCCGCTTGTGCACCGGGTCGGGCAGTTCCTCGACGATTGGAACGGCGAGCCGGCCCGGCCCGGCATCGCGCCGGCGAAGCCTGGCGTCATGGAGCAGCTCACCGCACACGCGTCGCGCCTGGCCGCCATCGAGCACGAGCTGCACCCGAACGGCGGGAGCTCGATGCGAGACGCGATAGACCGCCTCGAGGCGCAGGCGGCACAGCCTGCTGCCGCCCCGGGTGCCGTCGTGCACATCCACTCGCCCGAGCCGCCTCCTGCAGCCCCCTGACGCGTCGCCAAAACCCTCCCCGAAGACCTCGCCGCCCGGCGGGGTCTTCTGCGTTCCCCGAAGGAGATCCACGCATGACGACATCCATCACCGCCGACGACCTGCTGCGCGCGTTCACGAAGCGCGGCGTCCGCTTCCGTTTCTACAAGGACAAGGCCGACTTCCTCACCCACAACCGGAACTTTGCGGGCGCGAACGCTGGCGCAACCCCGGGCGGGTTCGGCCCGATCCGCGGGCTCGTCTGGCATAACACCGCGATGACCGCATCAGAGAAGGCGCAGCTGTCCTACCTCTACACGGGCGACGGGCCGTACAGCGGCAAGCCGGGCCCGCTGTGCCTGGGTGCGATCACCATCGACGGCACGGTCGTGCTCATCGGCTGGGGCGCGTGCACGCACGCTGGCCCCGGCGACCCGAAGACCGAGGCGCTGCTGCGCTCCGACGCGATGCCGCTCAACAGTGAGCGCACCCCGACGACGAACATCAAGTCGTCAGGGACGGTCCCGATCAACCCGTTCTACCTCGGCTTCGAGGTGTGCGGGACGAGCGTCAACGCGACACAGCGCAAGACGCTCGTGCTCGCCTCGGCGGCCATCCTCGAGATGCTCGGCGGCCCGTCCGCCGGCTACTCGGGCGGCAGCATCGCGATGCACCGCGAGCTCACCACGACCCGGTCTGACCCGGTCGGCATCGCGAAGGACGGCTCGGGCCGCCGCGAGGTCAACGCGCTGTTGCGTTCCTGGGCGGCCGCGCCGGCGCGGACCGAGCAGGCGGCGCCGCCGCAGCCGACGACGTGCACGGTCACCCTGTCGGCCCCGCGGATCACGTCCCACGAGCCGGTCACCGTCACCGCGGCGGTGTCGCCGGCCGTGCCGGGCGTGTTCCGGTTCGACTGGTCCTACCCCGGGAAGAACACATGGTCGCAGTTCGGCAGCGACCAGCCCTCAAGCAACGGCCGCGCCTCGGTCACGTCGACGCCCGGCGCGGACATCGTCTACCGGGCCCGTTTCTACCCGACCGACGGCAAGAAGTACGCCATCGACTACGCGCCGAACGTCGCCCTCGACGTCGTCACCCTGGCCGACGTCGAGCGGCTCGAGGCCGAGATCGCACGGCTCACGGCCGCAGCCGTCACGCCATGACCCTGCAGCAGCTCGCACCGGTCGCGCGCTACCTCGCGTGGGCGGTCGTGGCTGCTGGCGCTGTCCTCGGCGGTGCGTCAGGTCTGGCGCTCGCCCTCTACTTCACCCGCCCGAAAGGAACCCCATGAGCACCACCCCGACGCAGGTCCGCCGCCCCTGGCGCGCGGTCGTCCGCACCGTCTTCCAGGCCGTCATCGCGCTCGCCGCGATGGCGCCCGTCATCTACAGCGCCGCCACGAACGACGACCCGGCGAAGGCGACCGGCGCAGTCGGCGGCGCCCTCGTCATCGCCGCTGGCATCACGCGCGTGATGGCGATCCCCCGCGTGAACGCGCTGCTCGAGCGGTTCCTGCCGTTCCTGGCGCCCGACCCGCCCTCGAAGACGACCGGCGGCGAGCAGCTGCCCGGAGAGGAGTGAACCGATGGCCGACGGAGTGTTCAACATCGCCAAGGGGAAGATCGCGTACTACGCCGGGCTCCCCGCCACGAACGACGCCCTCATCCTCGTGCTGCTCAAGAGCGCCGGGCTCGAGGCCGACGACACCCTCAACAACTACGACGACCTCGCTGCGCTCCTCGCGGCCGCCAACGACGAGATGACGTTCACCGGCTACGCCCGGCGCACGCTCGGCTCGGTCACGGTCACGGTCGACGACACGAACAACCGCGTCGACATCGACGCCGCCGACCCGGCGTCGTTCACCAACACGGGCGGCGCGGCCGAGGCGTGCGGGAAGGCCGTCATCGTCTACGACCCCGACACCACGACCGGCACCGACAGCACCCTCGTGCCGCTGTTCTACTACGACTGCGCGGTGTCGTTCGACGTGGGCGTCGCGACGACGATCTCGTTCAACGCGGCAGGCATCGGCCGGGCATCCTGACGTGGCGCTCACGGCCACGAACATGGTCGACGATCCCGACTGCCTGCTCGTGGCGTGGGTCGACCTGTCGAGGGCCGATGGCGCGATCGGGCGCGTCGACGTGACGAACCGTCGCGTCGACCGCCCGCTCGTCGCGTGGGCCCGTTACCAGGGCGGCATCGTCAAGACGCCGGCCATAGACCCGTCGGCGACGTTCACGCAGACGTTCCGCGGGAACGCGCCACGGGCCGGCGACGTCGCCGAGCTCGGCTACTACTGACGCGAGGGCGGTGACCCGTGGCGATCACTCCTGACTCTGGCGGCGGCGGTGCTGTCACTGCCGCGACGACTTCGTTCACGATCGACATCACGTCGGCGGCCGACGGCTCCGACGTGTTCGTGTGGGTGCAGTGGGGCCTACTTAACTGCACCTTCACCGCGACCGGATGGACGCAGATCGGGCCCCTGTCGACCGACTCGACGATGACGTGCGTCATCCTCTACCGGCGCAAGGTCGCCGGCGATACGACGTTCACCGTCACGCCGTCGGGCTCGGCGAAGGGCTCGCATCAGTGGCAGAGCTACACCGGGCTCGACTCGACGACGCCTTACCAGGCGGCGACGACCGCCGGGAACCTGCTCAAGAAGAACACCTCGGGGACGGCTATCCCGACGCCGTCGGTCACGAACACCGACGCGACCTCGTGGGCGCTCGCCTTCTTCGCGTCCCGCTCGTCGACGGCGTCACAGAAGGCCATCACGTTCACGCCCGACCCGGCGCTCGTCGAGCGCCGCGACGGGAACAACAGCGCCGCCTCATCGGGCATATGGACCGGCGGCGAGATCGCCGACAGCAACGCCGCCGTGACGGCGGCGTTGCATGACTACACGGCGACGGCGTCGTTCTCCGAGACGCACGGCGTCGGCGGCCTGCTCTACCTGAACCCGGCGGCCGCGTCGGGCCCGGTCACCGTCAACCTCGGACAGCCAGCCGAGACAGACACCTCGGCGGCCCTGACTGCCGCGAAGACAGACAGCGTCGGGCAGCCGCTCGAGGGCGACACAGCCGCTCCCGTGGGCGTGAGCAAGGTCAGGGCGACCGGGCAGCCCGTCGAGCCCGACACGTCCGCGCCGCTCGCATCGAGCAAGACGCTGACGGTCGGCCAGCCGGCCAGCGCGGCGACGAGCTCGGCGCTCGCGCCGGCGAAGACCGTCACCCTCGGGCTGCCCGTCGAGACCGACGGCGGACTCGCGCTCACCGTGTCGACCGGCGGCGCACCGGTCACCAAGACGCTCGGCCAGCCGGCCGAGACCGCGTCCACGCAGCAGCTCACGCCGGCGAAGACGAGGGGCCTCGGCCAGCCGGCCGGCGGCTCGACAGCGTTCGCACTCGCCGGCGCGAAGACGGTCACCCTGGGCCTGCCGCTTGAGGTGTCGTCATCCCAGCAGCTCGGCCTCGCGAAGACGCGCACGGTCGGGCTGCCGGGCACGCTCGAGGTTGCCCTCGTCGTCGCGCGGGCGAAGGCCGGCGGCCTCGGCGTCGCCGTCGAGACGAGCACGGCGCTGCGCATCCCACCGCTCGTCGTCCTGCCCGTGCCGGCGAGCCGGACGCTCGTCGTCGAGCAGGAGGCTCGGGCACGCATGGTCGCTGCCGAGGACCGCGTCCTCGTCGCCGCCACCGAGGACCGGACGCGACGCGTCCACGTCGAGAACCGCACCATCAGCGCGCGAGGAGAGCACCGATGACCATCGAGAAGGACCCGCAGGCGAAGCTCGACTATGCCGTCGATTGGTCGACCTGGCTGCAGGCCGGCGAGACCATCACCGCGTCGACGTGGACCGTGCCGGCCGGCATTGACCAGATCACGCCGGACCCGTCGTTCGCGAACGGCGTCGCGACGATCTGGCTCGGCGGCGGCACCGTCGGCACCCGCTACGACATCGTGAATCACATCGTCACGAGCCAGGGCCGCGAGGACGACCGCACCCTGACGATCCTCGTCGCCGAGCGATGATCGCGCGGCTCCTCGAGCTGCTGCGCCGGCTCGGGCCGTGGGTCGCCCGGTTCGGGTATTGGGGCGGCGTCTTCCTGCGGTGGGCGCGGCCCCCGAGGTAGGGCCCGACCTACCGGCCCGGCACGAGGTCGGCGTGCTGCGGGCAGCCCGATCCGACCATCAGCCCGGCCAGCTCGCCGGCGTGATCCGCGAACACGGGCTGTTTCATCATGGCGGCGACGGCGACGAGGTACTTCCCCTCTCGCGGGTCCTCGTCGAGCACCTGGCAGAAGTGGTCGCGCACGTCGAGCAGGTTCGCGTCGGGCACGTCTGGCGCGAGCGGGCGAGCCATGTCCAGGTAGACGCCATCGACGTCGGCCCGCGAGAGGCTGCGGGACGCCGATGGTGACGCAACGGGCGCCGGGCTCGCTGACGAGCAGCCGGCCAGGGTGACGCCGACGAGGGCCGCGGCGGCGAGTGTGAGGGTCCTCATGACCGACAGTGTGAGGCACGCGGGAGCCTGATACGCCCGAACTTGCAGACTCGCCTCGGCGAATCTAGTGATCTCGGGAACTTCCGACGGTTCCGATGTATCAGAACCGCATCCTCGGGATACTGAGGAGCGCCGCCCGGATCTTCGGGAAGCGCACACCCTCATGCAAGGAGCCCCCGTCATGCGTCGTCTCATCGCGCATCTCAGCATCGCCGCCGCCGTCCTGGCGCTCGTCTCTCCGACGTCATCCGCGCCTGCCGCGACGTGCCGCACCATCAGCGGCGGCTCGACCTGCACCGCCTCGGCGGCCGCGGCGAGGATTACGACGCGAGTGCAGGCCGCAGCACCGAAGACGGTCGCCGTCGACACCTCGCCGACGACGTACGCCTACGGGTCGAACGCGCGCCAGATCCTCGACGCCTACGTCGACCCCGTGCCGGTCGGCGGCGGCCGCCCCTGGGTCGTCGTCGTGCACGGCGGCTCCTGGGTGAACGGCACGAAGACCACGACCGCGCGCGACGCGGCCGCGTGGAACGCTGAGGGCTTCGCCGTCTTCAACCTCGAGTATCGCCGTCCGTTCGACGCCTACGGGAAGGCGCAGCCCGGCGGCGCATGGCCAGCTGCCCGGATCGACGTCGAGCTCGGCGTCCGCTACATCAAGGCGCACGCCGCGACGTTCGGCATCGACCCGAACCGTGGGGCGGTCTACGGCGTGAGCGCCGGCGGGCACCTCGCCGCGCTCGCGCAGGCGTACTACAACAGCAGCCGCGCCGTCGCGTCGATCTCGGGCGTCCTCGAGCCGGACCGGCTGCGCGACGTCGTGCGGCTCGGCGGCAAGGACGGCGACCAGCCGACCACAAACATGGTCGACCTGCTCGGCTACGAGTACGCGATCACGGGCTGCTCGCGGCCCGACTGGCCCGAGTGCATCGCGACGTGGAAGACGTTCACGCCGGCCGCCTGGGTGGCCGACACGCAGCACGCCGCGTTCTACCTGGCGGGCGGGTCGGACGACCCGAACCTGCCGAGCCAGACGATCCCCGCGTTCACGGGCACCCTGCAGCAGCACGGCGTCGACGTGACGACCTACATCGGCCAGGGCGAAGGGCACGTCCCGCCGTCGATCCGGCCGGGAGGCTCGCAGTGGCCCGAGCTCGTGTCATGGATGCGCGCCAAGACGGCGTGACGGTCGTCGGCGGGCACGTCGTGCTCGCCTTCGCCCTGGCCGCGCTCGTCGTCTACCTGCTGCTCGCCGGCGTCACGTCGGCCGCGCTGTGGCTGTCCGAGGTGCTGTCGCTCGACGCCTCGCCGTTCGGCTCCGTCCGCTGACGGCTCACACACTCACCGCTCGTCGTGTCCTCTTCGGTGGCTCCGGGGGACGCGGCGGGCGGTGCTCTTTGTCGTGCCCGCACGGGCTGCGCACATATACACACAAGGACGCAGACAGGCGCTTACAGACACACATGGAGTCCGGGTCGAAAAGGGCCTCTGACCTGCGGAAACGTCGATTCTCCGCATGGCCCGGAACCTACCCGAGCGGGTTCAAGTCCCGTCACTCACCCAACGATCCCCGCACGAATCTCGTGCGGGGATCACTCATATACACACCATGTACACACTCGACCCGTAACATCGGGAACATGAGTACACCGAAGATCGCCGCGTTCCTGGCAGCGCGGCTCGACGACGAGGCGCGTCGGCTCGACGTGCCCGAGTGGCGCTGCACCGACAGCGCACGCGGCCCCGGTTGGGGCTCGCGCGGCATCGAGTGCGACCTGTGCGGCCAGTACATGCACGACGGGACCGAGGTCGCCACCGAGGAGGCGTGGCACGAGCACCTCGCGACCGCGCACGGCCGCGAGCAGCGCGAGCTCGCCGCGAAGCGCGCCATCCTCGACCTGTTCGAGGCGCGCCGGCACGCGGGGATCTCCGACCGATGGCACGCCGGCCAGGTCGAGGCGCTCGACTTCGCGCTGCGCCACCTCGCGAGCGTCTACGCCGACCACCCGGACTACCGGCCCGAGTGGCGGCGGCCGTGAGCACACCTGACTACGTCGTGCTGCGGCACGGCCTCGACGTTCCCGAGGAGTACCGCTCCGAGCGTCACGAGGGCCTCTGGCTCGACCGGCGCGACGTGCCCGTCGGCCCGCCTGCCGGCGCCGACCGAGTCGCAGCCGACCCGACCATCGGCCAGGCGGTCGCCGAGCCGACCGGACGGTTCGAGGTTCGCGACGACGGCGCGGTCGCCGAGGTCTGGGAGATCCGGCTACGCACACCGAACGAGCGGCGTCGCGCCGCCGAGGGCTGACCATGCCGACCCCGAAGCTGTACGTCGCGCGCAACGGCACGAAGACGTGGCACGTCCGGTTCCGGCACCACGGCCGGAACACGTCGCGGCCGTTCGCCACTGAGCGCAAGGCGCTCTTGTTCTGCCGCGACCTCGAGGACCCGCGGCGCGGCGTCGATTGGGCCGTGCGGATGCTCGACGAGGAGACCGAGACGACCCCCACCCTCGACGAGCTGTTCGCCGGGTTCATCGCGTGGAAGACGACCGGGGCGAAACGCGTCCGATCCGACCGCACCATCGCCGACTACCGGCGCGACTGGCGCCTCTGGGTCTCGCCCTGGTTCGGCCACGAGCAGGCCGGCCGCGTCACCGATGCCGACGTCGACGAGTGGATCACCGCCATGCTCGCCGGCACACGCGCGCCCACCGACCCGAAAGACCACACCAGGACGCCGCTCGAGCCGAAGACCGTCCGCGACCGGCACGCGCTGCTGCACAGCGTCTACAGCTGGGCCGCGCGGCCGCCGCACAGCATCACGAACGACCCGTGCCGCGACACCGTCCTGCCGAAGCGGCGCAAGAAGCCGCCGAAGGGCATGCTCCCCGCCGAGTGGGACGCGCTCTACCGGATGCTGCTCCTCGGCGACGAGGACGCCGCCGACCTGGCGCTGTTCCTGCACGGGTCGGGCTGGCGATGGTCCGAGGTCGTCGCGCTCACGACGTACGACGTCGAGGACAACGGCGACCGGCTCTGGGTGAACATGCGGCACGTCATGCGCCGCGGCGCCGACAACCGGCTGCACGACGTCGAGGACGGCAAGGGCGACGCGTCGCTGCGCCGGATCGAGCTCGACCCCGAGGCGGCCGCGATGGTCCGCCGCAGGGTCGCCGCCGCGAAGCCGGGCGGGCTCGTCTTCACGACCGGGATCAGCCGGCAGAACGGCCTCGGCGGGTCGCAGTGGCGCTACTCGAACTTCGTCGACCGGCACTGGCGGCCCGCCGTCGAGGCGGCCAACCTCGGCCGCAAGCCGACCCCGCACTGGCTGCGGCACACACACGTCGGCTGGCTCATCATGGCCGGCGCCAGCCTGCCCGAGATCCAGGCCCGCATCGGGCACGCGTCGATCAACACCACCATCAGCGTCTACGCCGGGCTCATCAACGATGTGCAGCCCGACACGCTGTCGCGGCTGGCCGCGATGCGTCGGCCCGCAGCGGCGCTCGACGCTGACGCGGGAATCATCGAGGGTCGCGTCCTCCCGGGCACCTACGCCGCCGGCGGCTGACTGACCAGCTCGGGAAGAATCGACGACAGGAGCGGGCACCCTCGCCCGGTCATGCACGGGCACGGCCGGCCCGTCGCTTCCTCGACCAACGCCTGAACGCGGTCCGCCGTGTCGGCGTCCCACATCAGCTCACATCCACGCATCGCGCTGCCACCACCCGTTCAAACCGCGCTGAGACACCAGGAGTAAGCGCGAATCGAGCGCGCGTCGCGGCCCCGATTCCGCTCGGCGTGCTCGTCCCCCGATGACATCCGCCGGCGAAGGAGGGGTCGGTGCCGGCCAGATGCGAAGACCATAAGCCGTGCATCGGACACTCGCACCCGATACCGGTCAGTAGGGTGAAAACCCTCACAAGCCGGGCCGTCTCGGCCGGGCCGGCTCCCTCCCCGTGAACCGGCCCGGCCGTTCTAGTTGACGCTCGAGCCCGTCGGCACCATGACGCGCGTGAGGCGCAGCATCCGATCCTTGAGCTCGACCTGATCGCTCGCCGCCTCGAGCCAGCGCCGCACCATGTCGAGCACCAGGGCGACGTCCGCGTCTGGCGTCGACTCCGCGGCCGGCATCGCCAGACCGAGCGTGTCGCGCACCGCGTTGACGATGCCGGGCCGCGCGACACGGCCCTGCTCGATGTTCGACAGCGTCTTCGCGTCGATCCCCGCCTCGCGGGCGAGATCGGCTTGCGACCAACCTCGCTCGCGCCTCGCGCGCCTCACCTGTGCGCCGAAACTGGCGCGCTGAAGCTCATCCATGAAAGTCCCACCCTTCGACCCTGACGGCCGCGTCGAGTTTCTTCGACCCGAACCACTCACTTGCGCAACAGACAGCCTTCCACAACGGACCGGCTCATTCCTCCCGAACCTCTAGAGTCCGTTCCCCCTCCCGAAAATACGTATCCTCCGGTACTTGTGTGATGTAACCGAAACGGCGTACGGTTCCTCCCATGAGATCGGGAACTTCGGGAACTTTGAAGCCTGGCCCCGCCTTCCGGATCATGCGGGACGGAGCCGGCTGCGGCGTCCGACAGCTCGCCCGAATGGCCGAGATCAGCGCGACGACGATCTCGATGTGGGAGCGCGGCGAGCGCGAGATCAGCCCCGCCACGCAGAAGCACCTCGAGGAGTCACTCGCGGCCTGGCGCGAAGGCGCACGGTCATGACCGCCGCGCAGCCGCCGGCCGAGGTCGACGTCGTCGAGCTCGCTGTCGAGTGGCGCTGCCGCCCCGACACCGTCCGCCGGTACATCGCCGCCGGCCAGCTGCGCGCCGAGAAGGTCGCGGGCCGCTGGCTCATCGCCCGCGAGGACATCGTCGCGTTCCGCCGCAGCAGGGAGAACACCACCCGCCGCCGCGTCCGGCACGCGGCCACGTAGACGCCGTCGCGCCGCTCGCCGCTCGCCGACATCCCCCCTCGGCGGGCGACATCCCACCCCCCTAGCGGGCGGCGCGACGTGCACAAGCACGCACCCCCAACAACGCGAACGGCCGGGCTCCCCGCCAAGAGACACCCGACCGCCGCACAACTCAAGGAGCAGTCTAGTGGCACACCACACCCAGACCCCCGCGTCGGTGCTCAACGCACCGAAGCCGACCGTCGTCGTGACGGCGGCCCCGCTCGGCGGCACGCGCCAGGAGCGGCGTCACGGCGTCTCGATCGTCGGTATGACGAAGGAGGAGGGCGCGCGGTTCCTGCGCGACCTGAACAGCAACCGGAACACGCCCGCCCTGCGGGTCGAGGCCCGCCGCGGCAAGAAGGTCCGCCGCGCCTGTGGTGGCCGGTCATGAGCGCCGACCGGTTCCCCCGCGGGACGCGCGTCGTCATCCCCGGCGGTGTCCTCGGCGACGTCGTCGAGCGCGTCGGCACCACCGACCGCCGCATCCGCGTCAACTTCCTCGACGGCCACGCCGCCGGATTCTTCTACGAGGACGAGCTCAAGACGCGTTCCGAGTGGCTGCACCACGCCCGCAGCGTCATGGTCCGCATCGCCCGGGACATCGGCGACGGCGCCCTCGAGCGGGCCGCTGACCGCCTCGCCTGCGAGATCCTCGCGGCCGCTGACACGGCCAACAAGCAGGACCGGGGACAGTGATGTCGCGCCACATCGCCCGGCGCCGTACGCCGCGTCCCGCCGTCACGGTGTCGCCCATCGAGGCGGTCATCGAGGGCACGTTCACCGCGCTGCGGCACATGGGCGCGATCCCGATCCCGATCGACGATGACGCGCTGTGGGAAGGCGGCAACCCGGCCCCGCTCATGGGCCCTTGGGACGACACCCGCACCCCCGACGAGGCGTGGGCCCTCGCCGACATCGACACGCACGACATGCTCGCAGCCTCGGCGGTGTCGTCATGAGCCGCCGCGACTTCGACCTGTACCGCGCCGAGCGCACCACGAACCGGCGCGTCGAGCGGGTCGCGACCGTCGCCGTCGTCCTCGCGGTCGCCGCCTGCCGCGCCGCCATCCTCGGCGCCGGCTGGGTCGCCGACCACACCCCGAGGCGGCGGGCCCGATGAACTACACCTTCCGCCCTCTCCGCTGGGCCGAGGCGTCGACCCCGGCCAGCGCCCGCCGCTCCCGCTGGACGTTCAAGGCCGGATGGCAGGACACCCTCGACCTGCTCGCCCGCGAGCTCGAGCACCTCAAGGCGCGCGACGTCGTCATCGAGGCCGACTTCCGCGAGCAGGACCTGCGGCTCGACGGCATGCCCCGCGCGAACGCCCGCCAGCCCGAGCACCCCGGCGTGCGGATCGCCTTCGAGTCGAGGTACGGCCCGCTCGTCTACTCGACCGACTCGTGCGCGTTCTGGCAGCACAACGTCCGCTCGATCGCCCTCGGCCTCGAGGCCCTCCGCGCGGTCGACCGCTACGGCGTCACCAAGCGCGGCGAGCAGTACACCGGATGGAAGGAGCTCTCGTCGGCACCTGCCGACGTGCCGCTCTCCGAGGTCGACGCGTGGGGCGTGCTGAGCCGCCTCGCGAGGCTCGGTCCCGACGACCTTCCGTCCGACGAGCGCATCATCAGCCTCGCCCGCCGATACGCACATCCGGACCACGGCGGCACCGCCGAGACCTGGGCCGACTTCGACCGCGCGTACAAGTTGGTGCGGCCGTGATCGTCCACGAAGGCACCGACCCGCAGACCGCCGCCGCGATGCGCCGCCAGGTCGCCGAACTCCGCGACCGGATCGACCGCGTCATCGCCCACGACCCCGCCGACGTCGAGACCGCCCTGCGGACCCTCGCCTACGCGCAGCCCGACCTCGTCACCGAGGCCCTCGACGGGGCAGGAGCGCCGTCATGATTGCGCCCCTGCCCGCACCCGTCCCGCCGGCGAAGCCGTTCGTCTACGTCTGCCGCCGCTGCCTCGCCGACGGCCGCGCCGACCGGTTCGGCGTCCTCGACGGCCGCCGCGACTACGGCCACTTCCCCACCTGGGCCGAGGCGCTCACGGTCGCGAGCAGCATCGCCCGCGCCCGGGCCGCCATCGCCCGACTCCGAGAGGCGGCCGGACGATGACCGACCCCTACCTCGCGTCCGTGGTCGTCGTCCTCGTCGTCGCGCCGATCCTCGTCGCCGTCGCGGTCGTCCTCGACCGTTGGCTGACGCCGCCCGAGGCTCAACCCCTCGTCGACGCCCAGCCGGCCATCGCACCCCGCTGCCAGGCCGCGCACTGCGGGAACGCCGCGTTCACGCCCGCGCCACACGTCGACGGGACCGACATGTGGGTCTGCCCCGGCGACCTCGAGCGCGGCCTCCGCGAGGGCTGGCTCGTGCAGGACGTGGCGTCATGACGCGCCACACCGACCGCGACTGGTTCGCCGACAACTACGAAGCCGCGGCGTTCGCGCCCACCGACCCCGACGAGCGCGCCACCTACGCCGCGCAGCTCGCCCACGAGGCCGAGCACGGCCCCGCCGACGACCCACACGACCCGCAGGGAGTGAAGCCAGCATGAGTCCCCGAAGCACCAGCAACGGCAACGCCCGAGGCAACAGCGCAGCCAGGCGGCGGCGGCGCGAGTGGCTCGTCGAGACCTACCGCGCCGAGGTCGACATCCTCGTCGGCGAAGACGGCGAGGATGTCGCGCAGTCACCGGTCGCGGCCGGCCGAGGCGAGCTCTACGGCGACGGCTGGCGCATGGCGTGCCGCTGCTATCGATGCGGCGAACTACTCACCATCGAGACCGTCACCGTCGACCGGATCGTCCCCGGCTGCGAAGGCGGCACCTACGCCCGCGAGAACATCCGGCCTGCCTGCGGCCGCGACAACTCCTCGACCGGCGGCAAGATCGGCGCCGCCCGCGCGGCCGCCGCCCGCGAGCTCGAGGCGGTCGCGTCATGACCGCCTACAGCGCCCGCGCATCGTCGCTCGTCCAGCTGCTCGACGACGTGCTCGCCGGCCGCGACCCGAAGGGCCCGAAGGTGCCCGCCATCCTGGCGGCGCTCGGCTGGCCGTACGAGGAGAAGATGCGCGCCGAACGCGCCCGCCTCGCCCGGCAAGGCACGTACCCCGTCGTCCTCGACCTCGACGACGCGCTCATCGGCGCGGCGAGGCCCGACGCCCCGGCGCCGGCCGAGCCCGGCGAGCACGCCCCCGAGGTCGTCGTCCCCGCCCGAGGCGTCAAGCCGACGCCGCTCGACGAGGCCGCCGACGAGGCATACCCGGCCGGCGACCCTGCCCCCGAGGAGACCGGCGAAGCGGGCCCGCCCGCCGAGCTCGCCGCGTTCCTCGCCTGGGCGTGCAAGCACAAGCTCGCGTCGATCCGCAACGAGGCCGAGCGCATCCTCGCCCGCGTCGAACGAGTCCGCCAGGAGGTCGCCAAGGGCGAGCAGGAGCGGAAGCGGCTCGAGGAGATCGAGCAGCTCGAGGCGCGGCTGCGCGAGCTCAAGCGCGAAAGCCTGCACGTCTGCCCCGAGCCGGACTGCGGCGTCACGTCGAGGACCGGCGCCGGGATCGCCGCCCACCGCCGCCACGCACACGCCGGGGCGACGTCGTGATCTCGCTCGACTGGCACGAGGACAGCCTGTGCGCCACCGACCCCGACCCCGACCTGTGGTTCCCCGTCACGGAGACGCAGGAGGCCGTCGACGCCGCGAAAGCCGTCTGCGCCGAGTGCCCCGTCGCCCGCGAGTGCCTGACCTACGCCCTCGACACCCGGGAGAAGTTCGGGATCTGGGGAGGCGCCAGCACGCAGCTCCGCGGCCAGCTCCTGAGCCGACGACGCCGCACCCCTTCCCGCCTTCCCCAAGGAGCCTGACCATGCTCACCCTCACCGACATGTTCTGCGGCGCTGGCGGTTCCAGCACCGGCGCCATCCAGGTCCCCGGCATCGAGGTCCGCACCGCGATGAACCACTGGGACCTTGCCATCCAAACCCACAACAGCAACCACCCCGACGCCGACCACATCCAGGCCGACATCTCCCAGACCGACCCTCGCTACGTCCGCCGCTCCGACATCCTCTGGGCCTCCCCCGAGTGCACCAACCACTCGCGCGCCAAGGGCAAGAAGCGGCAGAGCTTGCAGGACGAGCTGTGGCAGGAAACCCTGCCCGACGAGGCTGCCGAGCGGTCCCGGGCGACGATGTGGGACGTCCTGCGCTTCGCCGAGGTGCACCAGTACCGGGCGATGATCGTCGAGAACGTCGTCGAGGTCGTCGACTGGGTCTTCTACCCCGCCTGGCGGGCCGGGCTGCAGGCCGCCGGCTACCACGTCCAGATCGTGTCGCTCAACAGCATGCACGCCCAGCGCAACGGCGACCCGGCCCCGCAGTCCCGCGACCGCGTCTACTTCGTCTGCACCCGCAAGGGCGACCCGATCCCCGACGTGCGGCCCCGCCCGTGGGCGTGGTGCGTCGAGTGCGGCGAGGTCGTCCGGGCCGTCCAGTCGTTCAAGAAGCCCGACGCCATCGTCGGCCGCTACCGGTCGCAGTACGTCTACCGCTGCCCGAACGTCCGCTGCCGCAACAGCATCCTCGAGCCGGCGTGGCTGCCCGCCTCGACGATCATCGACTGGACCCTCAAGGGCGAACGGATCGGCGACCGGCCCAGACCCCTCGCCCCCAAGACCCGGGCCCGGATCGCCGCCGGGATCGCCCGCTACTGGGGCCCGCTGCACCTCGAGGCCGCGGGCAAAACCTACGACGCAGCCGACCCGAAGCACCCACAGCACGGCAACCCCAACTCCTACTACCGCGCCTGGTCGACCGACGAGCCGCTGCGGACGCTACACACCATCGAGTCGAAGGCCCTCGCCGTCCCGGTCGAAGGTCGCGCCGACGTCAACCGGGCCCGGCCCCTCACCGAGGCCCTGCGCACGCAGAACACGCGCCTCGAGACCGGCATCGCGCACCCGCCGTTCATCGCCGAGCTCCGCGGCGGCGGATCCACCGCCCGCAAGGTCGCCGACCCGCTCGCGACCGTGACCGCGTCGGGCAACCACCACGCCCTCATCACCTCGTACTACGGCAACAACGACAGCTCCAAGCCCGCCATCGAAGCCCTCGACACCGTCACGACGACCGACCGGCACGCCCTCATCACGCGCGCCGAGTGGGGCGGCCAGACGTGGCCCAGCGTCGAGCCGATGAAGACGCAGACGACCTACGACACGACGGCCCTCGTCATGCGGCACAACACCGGCGGCGCCGAGATGGTCACCCCCGCCACCGAGCCCGTCCGCACCATCACCACGACCGGACACCAGTCGATCCTCACCGCCGACGACATCGCCAAGGCCGCCGCGCAGGTCGACGACGTCCTGTTCCGGATGCTCGAGCCCGCCGAGTGCAAGCGCGCCATGGCCTTCCCCGGCGAGTACGTCATGCTCGGCAACCGCCGCGAGCAGGTCAAGATGGCTGGCAACGCTGTCACCCCGCCCGCCGCTCGCGACCTCATCGCCGCCGTGGCCGAGACGCTCCTCGGGGCGACGGCGTGACGATCATCATCACGGAGCCGGGCGTTCACCTCGACCTGCCCGAGGACGTCTACCACGCCGACCCTGTCCCCGAGACAAGCCTGTCGCACAGCGGCGCGAAGAAGCTGCTCGACTCCCCCGCCAAGTTCCGGCACGACCTCGACAACCCGCGGCCGTCGACGAAGGCGCTCGACCTGGGCCGGGCCGCGCACGCGAAGGTGCTCGGCATCGGCGCACCCGTCGTCACCGTGCCCGCCGACCTGTGCGCGAAGAACGGCGCATGGTCCACCACCGACGCGAAGGCGTGGATCGCCGAACAGCAGGCCGCCGGCGCGACCGTGCTCAAGCCGGCCGAGGTCGACGTCATCGACGCGATGGCCGCGCGGCTCCTCGAGCACGACGTCGCTCGGGCGCTGCTCGCCGCTGGCGAGCCCGAGGTATCGCTATTCGGCCGCGACGCCGAGACCAGCGTCATGCTGCGCGCCCGGCTCGACTGGCGCACCCGGCTGCGCTCGGGCCGGCCCGTCATCGTCGACTACAAGACGAGCACCACCGCCGACCCCCGCCGGTTCGGGAAGGTCGCTCACAGCCTGCGGTACCACACACAGGACCCGTGGTATCGCGGCCTCGCTGACGACCTGTTCGACGAGCCGCACGCGTTCCTGTTCCTCGTGCAGGAGAAGGAACCGCCCTACCTCGTGTCGCTCGTCGAGCTCGACGACGACGCCCGCGCGCTCGGCGCGCAGCTGAACCGTGAGGCGCGCCGCCTCTACCTCGAGTGCATGACGTCCGGCGTCTGGCCGGGCTACGCGCCCGTGGTGCACCGCGTCGGCCTGCCCCCGTACGCCTACCGCGACCTCGTCGCCGACGACGAGCCGGCCGACGACACCCCCACCGAAGGAGCCGCAGCATGACCACCCAGCAGCAGCCCGGCGCCGACCTGGCGCTCCCCTCCGAGCAGCCGAAGCCGCCCACCCTCTCGCAGCGCATCGTCGGGCTCGAGCAGCAGCTCGCGCTCGCGGCGCCGCGCGGTGTCGAGGCGCAGCAGATCATCCGCGATGCCCTGACGCTCCTCGCAAAGACGCCGCGGCTCGGCGAGTGTGAGCCGTCGACCGTGCTCGGCGGGCTCATGACGATGGGACAGCTCGGGCTGCGGCCCGGCGTCCTCGGTCACGGCTGGCTGATCCCGTTCCGCAACAAGCGCGCCGGCCGCATGGAGGCGCAGCTCGTCATCGGCTACCAGGGCCTCGTCGAGCTCGCCTACCGGTCGCAGCAGATCGAGCGCGTCACCGCGCGCACCGTCCACGCGAACGACGTGTTCGAGGTCGAGTACGGCACGAACGAGCGCCTCGTGCACAAGCCGGCCCGCGGCGACCGGGGCGCGCCCGTCGCCTACTACGCGACCGTCAAGCTGCGCGGCGCGAGCGACGTCATGTTCTACGACCTGAGCATCGAGCAGGCGCGCATCTACCGCGACCGGTTCGCGATGGCGCGCGACCGCCAGGGCAACGTCGTGGGCCCGTGGAAGGACCACTTCGACGCGATGGCGCAGAAGACGTGCTTCCGGCAGCTGTCGAAGTACGTCCCGAAGGGCACCGACCTGGCAACCGCGCTCGCCGTCGACGACACGATCCGCGTCGACCTGACGCCGACCGCCGACCCGACGCACGTCTCGCAGCACCTCGAGATCGAGGGCGGCGAGGAGACCGAGCACGTCGGCGACGACCTGCCGGTCGAGGACTCGTCCGGCCAGGAGGGATGACCGGCCGTGACCTGGTTCAAGGTCGACGACAAGCTGCACGATCACCGCAAGGCGCGCGCGGCCGGTAAAGCCGCGGCCGGCGTCTGGGTGCTCGCCGGGTCGTGGGCCGCCGACAACCTGACGGACGGATTCGTGCCCGAGCACGTCCTATCCCGTTGGGGCACAAGGCGTGACGCCGCCCGCCTCGTCGAGGTCGGGCTGTGGCACGTCGCCGAGAAGCACGGCGAGCCCGGCTGGGCCTTCCACGAATGGGAGCAGTACCAGCCGACGCGCGCCGAGGTCGAGGCCGACCGGAAGGCGAACGCCGACCGCATTCGGCGCTGGCGCGAGAAGAAGCGACAGGAGACGAGCGATGACGCGTAACGCCGCATGTAACGCGTTACGAACACCTTTCGTAACGCCACCCCCGTCCCGTCCCGTCCCGTCCCGACCCGACCCGTCCCTTCTATGGGTGGCTGGCTTCCAAGACCAACGCTCACTCAGCCAAGGGTCGCGACGCGTCATTGGACTTGGAGGCGACTCATGCCTCTGAGCCAGACCGAGGCCCACCGCCTCGCTGCCGCGATGCACGAGGCCCGCCCCGAGTGGCCGCTCCCGAGCCTGTCGTCGTTCATTCACGAGCACCTCATGCACCGCGCCTACCGCGACGTGTTCGTCGCCTTCGCGTGGATCGCGGCCGACGAGCACACGGTCAACCCTGGCCGGCTGCTGCAGGCCGGCCCGTGGTGGAACGCGACCCGTGCGCAGGAGGCGACCCCGACCGCGCCGGCGCGGATGTGCCCGCATCACCCCGAGGTGCGCCTGTCGAGGTGCGACGTCGACGGCCCGTGCGCCGCCGAGGTCCGCGGCACCGACCACCGCGCCGGCGCTGAGCAGGTCCGCGCCGCGCTCGCCGCCCCTGCAGCCGAGGGCGATCCGTGACCGTCCGCACGCACACCGTCGCGTCGTGCCGGACGTGCGGGCCGCTCCCGCCGAGCAAAGCCGGCTCGCACAAGCACCCGACCGTCACCCGAACACACCCCGTCGCCTCGTGCGACTGCCCTCCGGAGGAGACCACCGATGAACGTCCCGCACGCTGACCGCGACCACTCCGAGATCCCGACCGTCCCCGAGGGCGAGGTCGCCGGCTGCCAGGTCTGCCCGGCCGAGCTCGCCGACACGCGCGGCGGCTGGCTCGAGCACCACGACGACGGCTCGCACACCTACCACCCCGAGGCCGTCGCCTGGGAGCTCGAGGACGGCCGCGTCGACGAGCCGATCCCGTTCGTGCCCGTCGTCGTCGGCCTCGACGGCAGTATGCAGTCGCTCGCCGAGTGGGCTCGCGGTCCCGAGCCCGACCCGGCCGAGCCGCCTGCCGTGATCGACGCAGCCCACATCGAGCGTCAGCGCGCATGGAGCCGCGAGACGTTCGGCCCCGGCACGCGCACCGCAGGCGTCCTCGACCACATCCGCCGCGAGCTCGACGAAGTTCAGGCCGCGCCCGGCGACGTGACCGAGTGGGCCGACGTCGTCATCCTCGCGTTCGACGGCGCCTGGCGCGCCGGCCACGAGCCGCAGGCCATCCTCGACGCCATCGTCGCCAAGCAGGCCCGCAACGAGACGCGCACATGGCCGGACTGGCGCACCGCCGACCCGAACCGCGCCATCGAGCACGTACGCCAGCCCGAGGCATGAGCGATGCGCGTCTTCTACGAGAAGCCGATCAGCCGGGCCGCCCTCAACCACGAGGCCGCCCGACGCCGGATCATCGCCCACACGCGCGCCTACGCCGCGAGCCAGGGCTTCCACGGCCGGATCTCGTTCGCCTACTACCCGCCCGACACCAACACGCGCGGCGTCGTCCCGATCGCGATCCGCGTCTGGGCCCGACCGTGATGGACCTCGGCACCCACGACTCGCCGCTGCTGCCGCTGCGGCCCTGCGCCACATGCCCCGACCGGATGGCGACCCGGAACGGGCTCATATGCGAAGGCTGCGCCGCACGGATCGACCTCGAACTCGACCACCTCAACCTCGACCCGCCATGACCCCGCGGCTGCCCGCAGAACGCATCCCGCCCGGCCCCTGGCGCCGGCGCCGACGCGGCGGACGCATCAGCTCGAAACGCTGCCCGCTCTGCGGCACCGCCCTCCACCAAGAGCTAGCCGACCGCGGCATCCGAACACACCCCACCTGCGACCCGAACGACCGACGCGAAGGAGCCATCAGTGCCACAGACCTGGCCGACGCCAGAGACCGCGGGCCTGCGCACCATTGACACGTTCGCCCCGTGGATCTCCTACCACTTCCCGTACACCGACCGCGAGGCCGCGGGTCTCGGCATGGCCGTGATCGACGCGTCGTGCCACGTCTGCGAGAGGACGACGCGAATCAACATTCCGCTGGCCGAGAATCCCGAAGACGACGAGTATCCAGCGAGCGGCATCAGCGCCGAGCGCAGCAACTTCACGATGGAGCACCTCCACGGCCGAAAGACGCGCGGGTAATGAGGATCGACAACCCCTGCCCGCTCTGCGGGAAGCCGATCCCCGACACCGGCTACGTGTGCCACTCATGTACGCGACTGCTGCGCGGCCGGCTGCGCTGGACCGCCGCCATGCTCGACATCGGCGAGCTCGACGTCACCATCGGCCGCCAGTCGGTCACGTCGGGGTCGCCGTCCCTCGCGAAGGTCGTCGAGCAGCTGCCGCACGCCGGCCCGTGGTGCGAGGCCGGCTGGCTCGAGTGCGGGCACGCGTCCTGCAGGCTCATCGGCCGGTCGTGGGTGCGTCGCCGGCTCGAGCCCGCGGCCGCGCACGAGGACGCCGGCCCGCTCAACCTCGACGCGGCCGAGGTGCGCTACGTCCTCGACAATGTCGCCCGCGCCTGGGCTGACCACATCCACCGCACGCGCGGCGCGATCATCCCCGTGCGCCGGCCGCGGGTCGTCACGCCCGAGGTGCTCGAGGTCGTGCACGAGCGGTCGCCTGTCGAGTGGTGCGACTTCGGCGACCTGCCCGCCGCGGCGTGCGCCTGCGGCAACCCGAACGCAACCCACCCGAGGAGAGACCTGCCATGACCACGAATGACAACCTCAACCCCGCAGACTGGACGACCACGCTCACCGAGGGCGGCGAAACGTTCCCGTTCGTCGAGGGCGAGAACGGCGACATCACAGGGCTCGGCCACCAGGACAGGACGGCGTTCGCCGAGGCCGTCTACCGCTTCGAGCTCGAGTGCGGCATGGATGACCTGCCCGAAGACGAGCGGTTCGACGCCGAGCACATCGTTCACGCGTGGGTGACCATCGACCCCGACAACGACGAGATCCTGCACCAGGTAGCGCCGGGCGCGCCCGGCGCGTTCGCGGTCACCGGGCTGTGGGGCCAGCGGTGACCGACGAGACGAAGGCGAGCACGGCCGAGCTGCTGCGGTTCGTCGCCGATAACCTCGACTGGCTCGCCCACCGCGAAGACGCCGAGACCGCGTTCGACGAGCTCGGCACCGTGCACCTGCTCCTCGAGGTCACCATCGGCGCCCGCGTCCTCGGCCCGTACGCCGGGCCCTGCGACGTGTGCGGCCGCGACATGTACGCCCGCACCGGGGCGACCATCGTCGAGTGCCGGCACTGCGCCCTCGAGTGGGACCTCGAGCCGCGCCGTGCCTGGCTCCTCGGCCAGGTCGGCGACCAGCTCGCCACCGCCGCCGACCTGTCCCGCGCGCTCGGCGGGCTCGGCGTCGACGTCCGGCCCGAGACCATCCGCAAGTGGCGAGAACGGAAGCTGCTGCACCCCGCCGGCACCGACCGATCCGGACGCCCGCTCTACCGCGTCCGCGACGTGCAACAGCTCGTCGCCCGACCCGCCCGACACGGAAGATCGGGAACGCAGACCGGTCGTTGACGGGAAGATCGGGAACTGTCACACTTCCTTGCAGACGGACCACCCATACCGTCGACCAGCCCGGCACCTTCCCCTGTAGGTGCCGGGCTCACGCATTCCCCCGCCGCCACACCACGACCAGCCACCTCCACCGACACACGCCGCAACGTGCTGCACCATCAAGGCAGGCGGCCCTCGGGAGTGAGCAGGCGAGGCGCGAGCGACGGGCACCTCGTCTCCCGAACGGGGACCTCGGGAGACCGCGCGGGCCCGATGTGAGGGGTCGGGCCCGCGCACCTTCACACCTCGCCCGGTCGGCCCGTCGAGGTACGTAGACCGGGCACGCCCGCACCGTCGGGCTCAACGGCCAAGGCGCCACGCGGCCACGCGGCACACCGGCCCGCGACGTTGGAAGGGACGGCCATGCATGAGCCGAAGCCACCGCGCACCCTCGAGCAGATCGACCGCGACCTCAACGTCGAGCGAGGCATCCTCGCCCACGAGGCCCGCGCCGGCCGACGCTCAAGCGGATGCGTCGCCACATGGCGCCACATCGACGACCTACTCGACGAGCGCCTCACCACCATGCGCCTGCTGCCCGTGGTGCCCGAGATGCCACACCCCGCACCCGCTCCCCTCAATGGTGGAGTGGTGCCAGGGTGACCCGACCCGGTAGCACCACCGACCGAGGCTACGGGCACGAGCACCGACGCGAACGCGCACGATGGAAGCCAGCAGTCGAACGAGGCGACGTCGACTGCCACGCCATCGTCTGCCTCGAACCCGACCGTCGCATCCGACCCGACCAACGCTGGCACCTCGGCCACACACCCGACCGCACCGCATGGACCGGGCCCGAACACGAGCGATGCAACACCAGCGAAGGCGCCACCCGCGGCAACCGCGAACGAGGCGACGCCCTCATCACCGACGAATGGTGACAACGCGACACGCGACCGCGCCAGGATTTTAGAAACCCGCCAGCCAGAAGACCCCGCAGTCGTCGCGGTCTATCTACTCGTTTTTTCGTTGTTTCGCGGGAGGTGACTCCTCGTGGCGACGACGCGGAAGACGGCGGCCAAGGCGCCGCGGAAGGCGACGACGGCGAAGCCGCTGCGGGCTGTGAAGGCCGACGAGAAGCCGCCCGAGCCCGAGCAGCCGGCGAGGCCGATGACGCTGTCCGAGGCGATCGAGTCGGGGTCGTATCTCGAGATCCTGCGGGCGCAGCGGCGTCAGGTCGTCGAGGACATCCCGAAGTCGAGCGCGGCCCCGTTGGCGGCGCTTCACCGGACGCTGCGCGAGCTGTCGAAGGAGATTGCGCACCTCGAGGAGATCGAGCGGCAGGAGGGCAGCGAGGATGCCGAAGCAGCTGCCGCCGCAGGAGTCGCCGACGAGCCGTGGGACGCCGCGTCTCTCTGAGCTGACGAAGCACCTGTCGGTGCCGGTCGACATCGCGTCGACGGGCTGGCCGGCGATCCGGGCGACTTGCTACAAGAAGCTGGGGACGCCGTTCGATCCGTGGCAGGACGGCGCGGGCCGGGTCGTGTTCGCGCAGCGCGAGGACGGGTCGCTGGCGGCGCGCGTCGACGGCGTCGGATGGTCGCTGCCTCGCCAGGTCGGGAAGACGTACTTCTGGGCGGCGGTCATCTTCGCGCTGTGCATCAACCGGCCGGGGACGCTCGTCATATGGTCGGCGCACCACGGGAAGACGCACGCCGAGACGTTCCTCGCGATGCAAGCGTTCGCGAAGCGGCTCCGGGTCGCGCCGTTCATCGACCAGGTCTACACGGGCTCGGGTGACGAGTCGGTCGTCTTCCGCAACGGGTCGCGCATCCTTTTCGGTGCGCGTGAGCGCGGCTTCGGTCGTGGCATCCCGGGCGTCGACGTCATGGTCTTCGACGAGGCGCAGATCCTGTCGTCGAAGGCGCTCGCGAACATGCTCGCCGCGATGAACACCTCGACGCTCGGGCTGCACGTCTACATCGGGACGCCGCCGGCTCCGCACGACGCGAGCGAAGCGTTCCATACGATGCGCACCCTCGCGCTCGCCGGCGAGCTGCCTGACGGCGCATGGATGGAGTTCGGCGCGAACCGAGGCCACGACCCGAACAGCCCGCAGACGTGGGCGAAGGCGAACCCGTCGTTCCCGCACCGCACGCCTGCGGACTCGATCAAGCGGCTGCAGCGCAAGCTCGCGCCCGATGACTTCCTGCGCGAGGCCCTGGGGATCTGGGACGAGGACGAGGACGGCTGGGCGCTGTTCTCGTCCGAGGCGTGGAAGCGGGCCCGGCGCCCGGCGCGGAAGCTGGGCGGCGTCCCGTCGGTCGCGATCGCGGCGTCGCCCGACCTGGCATGGGCGGCGATCGGGGCGGCGCGGCTGCGACGCGACAAGGTGTGGGGGAAGCTGCTCGCGCACGGGCCCGGCGTCGACTGGCTCGTCGATCAGTGCGTGAAGGTTCAGGACCGGACCGGCGCCGACATCATCGTCGACAAGGGCGGCCCGTGCTCGTCGCTCATCACCGAACTCGAGGACGCGGGCGTGAACCTGACGCTCGTCGGCGGGCCCGAGGTGTGCGATGCGTCGGCGTGGCTGTATCGGGCGGTCGAGAAGACGGGCACGTTCCGCGAGGTGTCGAGTCCGAAGCTGGCGGCCGCGGCGACCCGCGCGGCCCGCGCCGCCGACTGGCGCAAGGTCGGCGACCGTCGCGCGTTCGGCCGGGCGTCCGGCGACATCACCGCCGTCGAGGCGCTCGCCCTGGCCGGCGCTGACGCGCTCGCCAACGACTACGACGTCGCCGACTCGGTCGGTTGACGGGAGGAGGCCGGATGCTCTCGCGCGTGACTGACGTCATCGACCTGGTCGCCCTGCTGCTGCTCGTGCTCGCCGGCGC